GCAGATGATTTATTCTCATTTATAAGAGAGCTAGAAATACATCTTAGTAAAAGCTCATAAATGATTCCGACGTTTCTTTTTTTATTGTGGGTTCGTGCCATGTGGGGATTATCCCTCCTCTGGAGAATTATCTTGAGTCTCAGAGATTAGTATTCTATTTTTATTTATTTTCGTCTCAAGGGATTTTATCATAGATCTTGTGCTAGAAGTCATTTTAGCGTTCTGAGTTATCTTTTCATCAAGGTATTTATCAATAAAGCTATCATCGTCCTCAGAAAGCTTTGGAAGCTTTCCTGCATTCTTTAAAAATCTTGCATCGCCCCCCTGATCATATTTATTACCGAAAGGGTGATATATGGAATCACTTTGAACTTTTCTATCATGTCCAACGATAGCTGAAAGATTGACAACGGGTGCCTTGTGAGTGGGATGCCTTCTTCTACTTTTATCACTTACCTTAAATTTTTTCTTTTTAGACTTCTTGTCTGAGTCTGCTTCTTCGATAGCTGGCGTCTCACTCTCTTCTTTGTCGTCTGCGGTGATCTCATCATCTTCGTTTATTGCTGACATGAGATGATCAACTTTGTTTTGTGCCTGGATGGGCGCATATTCATCTTTTATAGACATGTGGGGCAATGCTCCTAAAAGCTCTCCCTTATCTTTTCCTGCGGTAAGCTCTAGTGGTTCGCCTGCTGCCTCTTCTTCTGCAGCAGCAACCTCTCTCTCAATTTCTTCACCAGGCTCGCCTTCCCCTTCTGGCGGGCGGACTGATTCAATTGAGAGATCAATCTCTCTATCAATTATTCTACCTTCATTAATCTTTTCAATATCATCAGGCGTCATATTAAAGAGAGTCTTTCTAATCCAATCTCTATCTACGAGTCCCTCAACAGTTGTCGCTGTTCCCGCTATCTCAAATCTTGATCTATATAGCTCAAGTTTCTGCTGCTGGGCTATGGTGGATGGGTTAGAAAGCTTTAAGTCAAAGTCAAGAAGATCTTCTCCCTCAAAGCCATTGCAAAATAGATGAACAATGGCGACCTTGTTTAGCTCTGCGACAACTGTTCGTTGAATTCTATTAATGGTTCTAGAAAAACGTATATCTTCCTGAGAAAGGGTGGCTTTGGCACCGAGGCCTTCGTCATAGCCAAGATAAGCCTTGGGAATCTTAAGAGCAGCAAAAAGCTTCTTCTGAATATATTCCACATCCTCGATCGCAGTAGTGTTTTGACCGCCTGCAAGTGTGTCTATCTTGGTGCCCGTCTCAGCACCTCTAACTGGAAGAAAATAATCCTCGTCTACGCTAAGCGGATTATATCTTAGGTCCACTCGGCCCGTATCCTTGTCAACGACTTGAGACTTTTTAAGTGTAGACTGTGCCTGCTCCATATAATTTGGAATTTCCTCAGGGGGAACATTTCCTACATCAATATAAAAAACTCTTCTTTCCGGAGATCTTACCACCCTATAGACTAGCATGGCATCCTCAATTAGAATTAGCTGGCGCCAGATTCGACGTGCTGCTTCGAGAACTGAAGATCCGTATGGTAAAAAGGCATCGTTTCCTATTAGGCGCATGTGAGTTACTTGCCAATTTTCTAATACTTGATTTCCTTGTGTAACCCACCGATATCTAATTGCCATCGGATCTTTGGGATCAAACCCCTCCTCTCTCTCTATTTCATTAACTGGAATGGGAAAGCAGTTGATCACACCATACTGTGGGTCAACATCATTAAAGAGAAAGAAGTCTCCATATTTGCACAGAGTTCGGACCCAGGGAGTAAGATTAAACTCAACGTTTATTGTATCATAAAAAAGCTCGTCAAGCAACCTTTGAATAGTAGGATTTTCAGAATGGATATGTAGGACTTGGCCTTTTTCATCAATCGCTACAGATTCCTCTCCGTAGATATCTAGGGCAGATCCAATTTCCGGAGTGTATTCCATCTCCGAAAAGTCAGAATAGCGAGCCATTCTGTCATATGTACCATAGGCACTCATTGCTGTAGAATAAACACTGCTTTGAGCACGACTAAAGATCTCAAATGCTGAAGATGGTGCGCCACCGGGATCAAACTCTCGAACTCGTCGCTTAATTACTGGTCCGCTCCGGAACAGGAGAGTCAACCTTCTAAATAAGTTTTCCTTTTTAGCCAAGCATCACCTCACTTAATTAGCCATTCAAATTCTTTTGAAATATTTATCTTCTTGCCCCAGCGAGGCGCTTCTTTGTTTATATCTCTTGAGACGTCTGCATTCTCTGATTTATTGATATTAGAGTTTGAATTATACGGTCTATTCTCTGAGATTGCAGTAGGAACATCATCATATAGCTTAGAAGTTTTTTTCATTCCCTTGAGCATGGCATCATTAAGTGCTGAGCTATTTTTTCCATATTCAGAAGAGGAGTCGCATAGCCACATGCCAATCGCTAAGCTCATCACTAGATCATCATTGTATCCTTTCATTGCCTGTGCTCTACTTGCTTTCCATACAAACGTTTTAAGTTCATCATAAAATCTACTTGAATAAATCTTTATATTCTTATTTCTTATAACCTCTTCCAGCTTAGCGAGAATAAGATTTCTACTTTTTCCGCTTGTTGTGAATCCAGCTACGTCAGTCTCCTTTGCGGGAATATAATCTCCAATATAAACAGCTTTTCTTCTCTTGTAATAAATTCTCGGATAATTAAGCTCTTTTAGCTTAATGAGAGTTGCAAATCCATAGCTATTGTTCTCTGGACACATAAGTGCATCATTATACATTTTTCCAAACTTATTTAATAGCTCCCCAAATCTATCTGGGGGAATTTTTCCCTTATATTCAGCGACGACCTCGCCTTCAGTAATATCAATAATATGAAATGTAGAGTAATCTTTAGAATCGCCTCGGGCTACATCCGCACTCACAATATATTTGTGCTCACTGAGGGGATCTTTCCAGAGCCACACGTTAAGATCGGCTCCCATTCTCTGCTTTGGGCTCTTGATTAACCCTCTTACCCACTCAAGATCTTTATCGTTTAAAAATGTCTCACCTGAAGATGCGAAATCGCACAGATACTCTTGGGAAATCTGCCTGCTAGATAGATTTTTAGTGGTCTCATCAAACCACTTTTGATCTCTCTCAGGGTGTGCATGCCAAGGAATTTTTATTGACTTAAATTCATTTAATCCCGCTTCAGCGTCAGTATACAGCTTATAATATTGTCCCCCTACGCCGTTTGGAGTAGATAGTATTATAACTCGACCACCCGTTGAGATTGTGGGATACAGCCCCATCCAAAGCTCGTCAAAATTTCTTACAAATGCAGCCTCGTCTACAATAAGCAAAGACAGCGCTTCTGATCTGCCGGCATCTTCTGAAGTTGGAACTGCCTTAATAGAAGAGCCATGACTAAACTCTATTAGTTGCTTATTGTTTGTAACTATCTGAGGGAGCACAAGCCAGTTTGGAAGACTTTTTATCATTGTCTTAACCTTAGTGATAAAGTTTTGAGCAACTGATAGTTTAGTAGCGATGATAAGAATATTCTTATCTCTCTGAAATAGAGACATCCACACAGAGTAGGCAGCAACTAGTGTTGACATACCGAGCTGTCTAGACTTTAATATAATATTAAATCGATGATCAATAAATTCTTGAACACAATCGTCTTGAAAGCTGTAGGTATTGAATGGAATCAGTCCGCGTACAGGATGTTGAATTTTAAGATAATTGTTAAAAAAGTACTGAGGATCCTTTCCACATTTGATGATCTCTGATACTTGCCTAGACTTGTTTGTTTTGGACATTATGCATAACTGTACGTCGTATATCTTCTATAATACGCCGTTTTTCTGGGGGTATAGGGAGACGTGGTAATTAATTCAACACTATCATTTGTATCTAGCATCTTTGTCTTGAGTGCTCTACCAGACATGTCTTTGAAATCTTTCTTACAGTTTTTAATATATTGATTGACAATCTTCACAGACTCATCTTCAAATCTCTTTAGCTGTTCTCTTAGATTTCTCTCTGATGCTAGATAGACGACAGTCGTATATTGAACAAGCATCGTGTCTCCTGAGAGAGAAGTTTTAATAGACATCGTTGGTGCAACCGGTGTAGATGATTTCCCAAATGTGGTGTTAATAATATTACCCAGTATGTTGACTTCTTCGCTTGATAGCATTTTCTGCTCCTGATACAAATAACTATTAGTCTTCTAAGTTTAAATTTTGCAACAACTTGTTTCTAATATCTCTTTCACACTGAATCTCTTCTTTAGAGGGCCGCCACTTTTCATTTTTCCAAGCAGTCCTTCTAGACTCTGCCCATTTTAAATAGCATGCATGACAACATCCGAAATTTTCAATGCTCTCCATATCGTCAAACGTTTTTAGCACAAATGTACAAATATTGCAGAAGAGTGATTTTTTTTTACCAGAGGCTGGCTCTACCACTGTGAATTTATC